TGCCCCGGCGATGCGTTAGCGGGGATCTGTGCGGGTTCCGGCATCACGTACTCTGGGCCTATTGCTGCGGCTGCAGCCGGTGACGGTACCGGCTGCGCCGCCTCAACCGGCGCGGGAGGAGTAGCCGCGGCGGGAGCTTGGGCCGCACGTTTCGCGGCAAGGTGCGCCCTGAGTTCGTTGATACCCTCAACGGTACGGGAAACGCCACGGGCCCCGGCAAGCAACCCGTATGGATTGCCGTGGGCTACCATCGTAGCCCCGCCCGTAGCCAGCGGGATGCCTTCGATAAGCGCCGGGGCTCCAGGTGTCTGCAATACCTTCGTAGCGCCCCGCTTAATGGCGCTTCCCGCTGCCCTAGCGCCGCTCCCGACGCCCTCGGCTACCGATGGCAATACCGCCGCTACCGCTGCGCCCTGAGCCTCCGCAAGGGGATTGACGCCAGCCGCGCCAGGTCCTGCACTCGCTTGGGATGGGTCAAAGTGCCGCCTTGCCCATTCGTTCGGGTTACTCAGGAATTCCCCGACCGCCTTTACTGCGTCCGGTATTGCCGTGATCGGAGAGGCTACAGCGCTACCCAGTTGCTTGCCGGCTTCCACCGCAGAATCTAGCATCGACTGCCGTGGCTGAGACTCAAATGCCGCTTTGGTCTTGTCAAATGCCTCGACGCCAGCCTGAATGCGATCCTTGGGCGCGTCCGTGAAATCACCATAGTCGCTCGGGTATTTGGCCTTCACCTTTTGTCCCAGGTCGGCATCCGACATATCGTCGTATTGACCGGGATATTTGGCCTTTACCTTCTGTCCGAGTTCTGCGACCGTCGCCATTATCGAATCCCTAACGGGTCACCCTTTTTGCCGGAACCGTTCCCCGTTGGTGCTTTCACGTTCCGACCGCTGCGCCGCAATTCGTCGGTGTAATTGCCCATTTCTCGCTCAATGTCGGCAATCAGACTTTCGGTCTTGGAAATCGCCAAGTCCGGGGTATCGGTCATCGTGGCAAGAATTTTCTTGTACTTTTCTTCGTCTTCCTTGCGAAGCACCCCGCCTTCAAGCGCCTTCCCGACCCGCTGCCGTACTAGATCAATCTTTGCCTGAACCTGCTTGTGCTCCGTGGCATACGGTAAGAGAGTTTCCAGGCCAGTCACCGGGCCGATGAGTCGCTCATTAGCCTTCAGCGTGTCCTTCAGTTCCCTGAGTCCATCAAGGGCATTGCGGGTCTGCGTGATTTGCTTCACCGCCGCCTCGGATGGTTTCTTGCCGAATCCCTCAAAGCCACGGCTCGCGAGTTCCCCGGCAATATGGCCCTTATCCGTGGGTGTCAGTTCGTCATAGAGCGACGGATTCTCCAGAACCACGTCCGCGAGCTTCTTCTGGGAAAATAGCTTTTCTGCCTTGTTGCTCGATTCGAGGCCAACTCTCGCCTGTTGGATCTTTTCCGTAGCCTGATTATGCCGCAGCGTTTCTTTCGCCTGTTTGTCTGCCCGGTCTATCGTTGCCTGTGCTGCCGGCTGGATTGGTGCTTTACCTTGAGACGTGAGGGTTGCTAACGCGGCATCGGCGGTCGCCTTCTCCAACTGGGGTCCAGCCAATGCAGCAGCCCGCTTCTCCTGGTCCTGCTTGATCTGATCCAGGAGTGCGTTACGCTTCTGGTCGCTCTGCTCTTTTACGGATAGCGCCTGGCTCGCGAATTGGTCGATTTGGGACTTCAGCTTGTCGTCGTATGGCTGCTTTAGCAATTGCAAGGCTGTGGCGTCGTCTAGGAGTCCCTCTCGATGCGCCTGCCCGATGGAGAAATCCTTGGTAGCGTCGTCCTTGATCGTTCCGGCCAACGCGCCAAGACGCGCCGCCTTCTTCGATACAAGATCATGCTCATGCAACTGGGCCTGAATCTCCGCTGCTTTCTGATCGGCCTGCGCTTTCGCATTTAGCGCCGCTTGCTTCGCGGGCAATCCTTCATTTTCAAGGCGCGTCTGTTCGGTTTCCGCCTTCAGCCTTTCAAGTTGCGCCGCCTGCATGGGTGCCTGCTGAAGTAGGTTCCTAACGCCCGCCGCCTTCGCGTAAGCGTCTAGCGGGTCGGTGAATTCCGGCGTCTTTACCTGCAGGGCGATATTGGGTTGCAATGCCACTAGTAACCCCCTCGATACTTTCTAGGGATTGTCGCCAACGGACCGCCGGGTAGACCCTGATTGATACCGCCCGATAGATCACCAACCGTAGCCGGGTTCTTCAGCAGGTTCCGCAGATTGATCGTGCTGACCGCTGAATTCGCCGCGCCTGCAATTCCACCCCCGAGGGCGTTAGCTCCGCCGACTATACCCGCCGCTCGAGCCGCCTGCCCGCCAGTCAGGTAATCATTTGCTTGCGCCGTACCTGCCAGTGAGTTCTGGCCAGCCTGTTGGGTTGCGCCGAAGTTTATATCTCCTGCCTTGATAGCGGAGCCATAATTCAGATTCCCGCCATACTGAGCGCCGCCGATGAGATTAGCGCCTTGCTGCTCCCCGATCTGCGCCCCGCGCCCAGCAACAGTATTCAGATTGTTAAAGCGGTTCTGTGTGCTCGTTTGGAACCGCTGAAAGGCGTTCTGGTATTCCTGCGATGCCAAATTTGAGTTGAGCCCGAGGATGGAGCCGATAGCCCCGCCGCCAAGCGCACCACCTCGAGCCGCGGCAGAGCCTTCTAGCGCCTTCTGCGCCTGCGCCCTGCGAAACTCAAAGCCGGGATCAATCTGTAGATCCGCCATTGTGGGTGTTTTGTTGAAATCCCCACCCGCCCCGAGTCCTGCGGTTAGCTGATTGGTCGCAACGTCGCCCGATTCCCGGTACGGGTCCAGCAACTTGTTCGCGTTTATCGTTGCTTCATCATTCCGGGCTGTCGCTTCTCCCGCGGACTGTCTGATTTGCCCTGCTGTGGCTTGACCGGCTCCGATCAGGTTCCCGTTAACCGCTTCCGTGGTCTTATTGATCTTATCCGCTGCGGCGATTGCGGCCTGTTCCTGGAGCTTCGACGCTTTGCTGGCTGCGTTGTGTCCAAAAAGTCCTCCGAGCAGGTTCCCTCCGATACCAACACCTGTCTCGATAGCAGTGACAGGATCAAAGCGCCGATGGTCAGGAATCTCCAGGCCGATAGGTCCAAATTCCAATATCTGATTCTTAGTCATGCCGGCCTCCGCAGATCGAGCAACAGTAAGTCAAAGTTCACACCTCGCCGCGTTCCCGCTCTCTTCTTTACCCCGAATTGTCTGAATCCAACCGCTTCCGCTAGTTTCTTGCATAGCCGGTTGTAAGATGGCACGCGTCCGATGAGCCGATTTAGATTCGTACTCCTCCATACCCAGGACAAGAATCCCGCCATGATCTCAAGCGATCGCCCCCAGACATCCGGCACCATGCAGAAATGCACCTCCGCCGTCTTCGGCCCATAATCCGACTTGCATAGCAGAAACAGCGCCTCCGCGATCGCTCGATTCTCCACACCGACGACGTAGGTTATATCCGGGTTCTCCTTTACCTGGAAGTCGTCGATCTTCGGAGCGTCGTCATTGACCATGCGTCTCCATAGCCTGGGATCGGTCAGAAATGATCTAACCAGGCGCGTGTCGGTAGTGCGGGAGTATGTCATCTTCGTTGGAACCAAATCAGCGCATAGCGAACGCCCAAGCCGCCATTCGATTCGCTTGGGACATTCAACTTAGCGTTGGTATCCGTCAAATCATGATAGTGAGTAGCGCTTTCTGTGCCTGTTGCTACGGTCTGCTCGTATACGGCGCTAAATCCACCCGCCTCATAGTCATTGCTCCCCAATACCGTTACGCTGTGGGTGTGAGTGTCCGATTCATCCTCCGTTTTTGCCGCCGCATCCCACGTTGCTCGACCCGCCGGCCTCGAGCTCGTATCTGCCGCCGCCGCTCCGAGCAAGGCCACATCGCCGGTCAGATCAGGAGTAACGCCCGTGTCCACGGTTCCATCGGCTTGCGCGAAGCCATAGGTTCCACCGTCGCAGAGGGCCCATAATCCCCCATTGGGCACAAAGCCATCGCTACCGGCTACAATCTTGCCTGATCCTTCGTCGCCAGGATCAAAGCCCAAAGCAGAGCCATCCCACCGGTACTTGTGGCAATAGTCGGTTGACTCCATCAGGGCCCCGGCATCTCCCGTTCCCAGTGTCGCCGCGAAGGTCGGGATATCAGCTTGCAGCAGCGCATATATACCTGCAACGTAGTACCAACCAGCCACTCCATCAACAACGCGCATCTGGTAAATCAGCCCCGTATCTGTTTCGGTGAACAGCGTAGCGGGTCGCACGCTGCCGGGATCAAGCGCCAACCTATCCGATCGCAATCCCTGTCGGACCAGTGGCCTGCCAAGAAAACTCGCTATGTTATGGAAGTACAGCCACCATGTTACGTTAAAGATCTCCTTCGTGCGGTCAAACGGCTGTGCCCCCTGTTCCTGGATGAACGGGTTGCGTTGCGGTGGACAGAATAGCGACTGTTCCGAGTTCGGCATTACGTTACACCGTTTACTACTTCATGGTCGCATGTTACAAACCCAATCTTAGCCGAACTGGTCCAGGTAAATCGATAAACCCGCCCGAAGCTAGAGCCCGCTACCGGCCAAAACACTCGCTTCGAGGTGTCGCTAGTAGCCCCCAATGACGCCGATTGCGGAGTCTTCCAAGTCGAGCCATGATCGTCCGAATACTCGCGGACAATACTGGGTGTTGCTCCCGTAGTTGTTCCGGTTTGAACATCGAGCGTCATGCGCCCGAAGTACATACGGTTTCCGCCGTTATACAGATACGGAAGCGCCCTCTGCCCGGTGATATCGCTCCCGGCGTCGTCATAGTAATTGAGGCTTTGCTGGTATACGTTCCCCGTCCCATCTCCTCCGACCAGGTGCTTACCGCCAGCGCCCCAATCATTCGCGGATGATGTCGAATTGGTGATGAATGTATGGAAGGTTCTTCCGTAGGGTCCGAAGTTTCCAGCGGTATATGTTCCCCGCTGGTGCCATGCCCCAGTAGTCAGGTCATAAACCCACGTCAGCTGACCAGAACCAAAACTGATTTCCCAAAAAGTGTGGCCCTCTTCCTGGTAGGACGCAGAGACGGCCCCTTCTCCCAATAACGCGTTGGTCCACTGGCTTTCAATGGCGTAGGTGCTGATGCGCTTCGGAGTAAACCCGGCGAGAACATAAGCGCATGTCTGACCCGTGGAGTCTCCACCTAGAAAGAACACCTGCCCGCCAATCGCAATTGGTGAATTTGGAGAGACGTTTCCATACTTACCCGTCGCCCCCTCAATTCTCTGGAAGGGGAATGTCGCAACGCCGTTTGATACCTGGGAGCCTATGTTCTGCCAAACCTCGAAGCTATCGGTTCCGAACAAATACAGTTGCTCGTTAGACCATAGAATCGAGCGGATATAATCCGGGTAGCTTTCCTTTACTCCGAAGTCCAACGGGTTCCAGACACCATCCCCAGCGTCTCCAATCCCATTGAACAGCGGGGAGATGTTGAATTGCCGCGAGTTGGACACACTTACGATGAAGTATCCATCGCCGTAAGCTCCACTACTAACAGCAAGGCTCGGCGCTTGTGTCGTGAAATCCCCGCTGACGAGACCCCCAAATGTAGCCGTAACCGTCAATGTGGTAGGTCCGAGCACCTGCAGAACAGTTCTGGTATTGCCATCAACGGTGATCGTCTTACCCACCAGCCCGGAGTTGAATTGATCTCCACTTACCCAGTCCACGAAGAAGTCTAATGCCGTGGCTGTTCCCGAGAGCGTTGGAAGTGTAATCTCAACCGGGCCAGCCCCGTTGTCGCAGTAGGCATGTCCAGCGGAGACGATGAATAGCTGGTTTCCGTTGGCAAAGAAAAGCACCGGGGAGTGGCTCGCATCGTCTGCAATCGTTCGCACGCTTCCCACAACGGCCCCTGATGGGTTGATCTCGGCGTAATGTGTTCCACCCGCATACCAGAGCCTGCCTCCACCGGACCAGATGCCACGCATTGGAGTGCCGACCGTACCGCCTAGCGCCGCGAATAGATGCTTACCGGGGCAGCCGATGAGCAACGCTCCGCCCTTCGCCGTCTCCTGCGGGTCTTCTATCCGTTCGGGATATGCGTTGATGCAAGCCTGAGCAGACGCCGCTAGCGTTCGCGCATTGTAGGTCTGTCCCGCCAAAGCCAGCCTCATCAGTTCGTAGACCCCGCGTCTAACACTTCCACCGAAAGTGTATCCATCGTGATCGTATTCGACATGCTGGACGCGCTCCAATCTGCTGTTACGGTGATCGTCTCGGCAATGGTGGTATCGAGCACGAAATTGTTAACCCAAGCTGTCATCGCCGGCGTCACGCCCCCCAATCCACCGATCCCATGGCCGTTCTGAACCGTCCCAGTTGCCCCGGTAGCTCGGGTTACAAATTCCCCGGTAAAAGACCATCCAAAGTCACTGGCGTTATTCGGTGTCGCCGTCGCAGGGAAGACAGAAAACGGATTACCGCCAATTTTCATCGACAATTGCATCGTGGGTGTTCCAGTGGTGGAATACTTCCCAGATGCCGTAACGCGCACCCGAGTTCCTACCCGCAAAAGTCCAGCGGGGATATCGAAAGTCTTGCTGAACGCCGTTTCCGTCGATGTGTTTGCAATCGCCGTCGATGATGTAATCGCGGCGTAGATCTCTGGCGTGTTCTTCCACGCCCCCCAGTAGCGCCCGAAGTTCGAGACTCCCGCAGACCAGCCGTTCGTTCCGACTGGATCGGGAAGCGTATCCTGGTCGTTGTTGTACGGCCAGAACCAGCCGCCTATGCCAGTTCCGAGATAACTCGAGTCATCAATCGGAGTGGCCGATCCGTTGAAAGAGCACATGATACAGGTAATGGCCGTTGGGAAGTGAAAGCCGCCCACATCGACATCCGTAATCAAGATCCCGAGATCGCCCGATGTCGTTGTGAAGTGCGTAAACGTCAGCGAATCGGTAAGTCTCAGATCCAGCGCCGTTCCAGCCGATCCAGCGCCCACGTTGACCTTAGTAAAGACGTTTTGCGCCACATTGACGAAATCCCCAAGGGTAAACGAGCCCGCGCCGATCTGTAGCCCGCTGGCTGTGGTATTTGAGAGCCCCGCATACACTTGGATCTGTTCCCAGATGTTGTTATTCGCCCCCGTTGCCAGGTTCGTCGGTTGGCCGTAGGCATAGAGCTTAATCGCATAGTCCGAACAACCGTTGAAGGTCAGGTTTTTGAAGTTCGAGTTAAACGGGTGATTCGCCAGCAATCCTGTGGCTCCCCGATTTGTCCCGTCGCACTCAAAATACAAGCCCGACAGGTTTGCGCCGGCCATCGGCCCTTCAATGTCGATAAGCGTACCCGAGGCTGGCCCAGCCCATTGCAATAGTGTTCCCGCAACCGCTGGAAGCACCTCAGAGTTGGTGGCCCCGCCGCCGTCTCCGATCAGGGATACATCGTTGATCGTGGACGGTGCGCTTGCATCTCCATCACCGATATACAGGGTGGCGTAGAGATTATACGGGCTCGATGCTGCGGGAAGCCTGATCCTTCCGCCATTCGATGGGAGCACGTTCAGCGCCTCTTTGATGCCCGAGGTGGCCGTTCCAACCGTGAATGCTCCGCTGTGGTTGTTCGCCGCAGTGAAGATGATAGTACAGCTGGATTGTCCCGTACCGTCGCAGGTCCCACCCGTCAGCAGCGCCGCTTCCGGCGTCCCGCTTCCACCGGAGATGTAAACATAGCTGTTGGGTTTGGTGTAGACAACGCCCAACGGCCCGGGTGTCAATGTGACAGAATTCGCGCCGATGCTGAGGGTTCCACCCGGCTGCTGTGACCAGTAATAATCCCCCGCAACCAAATCATCCAGCGCCGAGAAATTATAGGCCACCGTCGTCGTATTGGCCTGCCTGCGGAGATAAGTGAGCATATTCGACGCGGCATTTGCGGTGAATGGGTCCGTTCCGTTCCCCTGAAGTATGCCCGTAAGTGTCGTTGCTCCGGTTCCGCCCTTGTTTACCGCATTCGTGCCGTTGATCTGGGTAAAGGCGTAGTCGTCGGTGGCTGCAACAACCGCCCCCGTCCTGCCGAATACGCTGGTAACTGGATAGCTTGGCTCCGTTCCGCACGCCGCTCCGCTGGCTGCCGTCTTAACGTTCCCATTCGCATCGGCCTCAAGGCAGAACCCCGCAGTAAGCGACGTGTTTACGGTCGCTACCTTCGTTGCCGTGGAACCACCTGATTTGATGGAATCCAAAAGCGCTTGAATCCCAAGCTGCCCGCCCATGTTCCCGGCTGTGGTCGTGTGGTCGTGGTCAAAGCGCTTCACCTGCGTGGGCATGTCCACGAACGGCTGAGCCCAGATTGCGGCGGAAATGAGAAACGGGATTAGTCTTTTGATTATGGGCATGTGGTAGACATCAGCCTCCCGTTCGTAAAGACCAAGTTACAATTAGAGCCGCCCGAGCCCTTCACCACCACGGTTCCAGTCACAGAGCCAGCCGTGGTGTCGATCGTCCCGCCCGTGTCGGGGAAAGTCAGGCCAATCGAAGAAACGGGCGTCGGAAACGTAAGTGTTGTGTTCGCGGTGGCCCCGCCAATTACCATATGGTCCGTCTCGGGGAACACTGGAACACCTTCTTCTGTAATTACGAAAATGTCCGTGTTATCGCTGTTTCGCATCTCGAACCAGCCAAGATGATTAATACCCAGGCACTTGATCCCTGTTGGGTCGGCCCCAACCGTAGCATCAACAATGCAAAACGTCTGCGCCAAGCCCTGATTGTTTAGGGTGAACACCTTGGCGGCAACTAACGTGATAGGCTGCTGCCCCGAGAGCAGCAATTTCTGCTGATCCACCGCAGTCATAGGGAATTCGTCAATGATCGAAGCTCGAATGTCGATGTTGTTCAGGACTGCGCTCGAGCCAACACGAATAGCGCACGATGCGCCGGGCCCAGGGGCCGCGCACGCCAAGTCAACCCCGCTTAGTTTCCCAGCAAGCCACCGGATTGACGTTGCATTCTCGTCGAGCAGTAACCCGTCAGCATGCCCCTGCGCTTGGATGTCAACAAAATTGACTTCGGTGGTAGTTCCCCGCACCCGGATTGCGGAATGTCCCGCAGCATATGCCAGAACGCCGCTGGTGAACCAAGATTCAACGAAGTGCAGCGCCGCATGGTTGTTGATATCAAGAGCCGGAAAGCCCTTGATGTTATCCGCCACGCATTGAACACAAAAAAACACGCTTGGGGTATTCGCAACGGTCGATGTCAGCTGAAATCCGCCATTTTCCCTACTCTGCGGATTGGTGATCTTGAATGCCTTGAGGTAATATCCCCCTACGTCAGTTGCCGCGGTGCGAGAAATGCGGAATCCCCATGAACCGGGTGAGTCACACACTACGTTGTCAAAAAAATACTCAGTTCCGGGGCCGCCTGTGTTATCGCCTTGGATATCGACGCAATACCCCGGGTTGGTGATGATGGTATTGAGCATGTGAAGCTCGCCCGGGCCTTCGGTGTAAAATGCCTTCCCGGTTCCATCGGTCGGATAGGTGATCTCGATTCGCTCGAAGTAGGGCCGAATGGTCTGCGCGGTCAGTGAGAACGTATCTCTCGAGCCACAGGCGGTCATGTCCACCGTGAAATCACTGAATCCGAATCCGGTAGCCGTTCCGGTGACAGTGAACGCCGGCGCGGTCAGCAATGCGCTGCAGGTAAAGACCGATTTCCCGATCCCCAATCCGCGCATCTGCAAGGCAACGGGAATCTTGGTCGGGGCCTGTAAGTCCATGGCGTCGGTTAGGTCTATGTCTCTTCCAGGAACGGCCAGCAAGGCCTCTTGCAGCCCCGAGGTGGCGCTCGATAGCTGCCAGTCGGCTGTGTGGGTGTGTACTGTCGTAAAAATCAACGTACCGCCCGCAACCGCGCCGCTAGTACAGGAGCCGCCCGTTATCAAAACCGCCTCTGCCGTACCAACCCCACCGGAAATATACAGGTAGTGGTCCGAGTCCGTTCCCGAAACCCCCACCGGGCAGGGCCTAACGGTCAATGTTTTGACGCCCGCTGTAGCAAGATTCCCAAGCGTGACGCCTTGCGTCGGCGTCAAGGTAAACCGATAGGTGCGGATATCCACCGCTGGCGTGCGTTGTACCTGCCTCACGTAATCAACCTGCGGCTGTGCCATAAGTTGCCCGAGTGCAATGAAGAATACCCAACGGTTCATATGGTTCCGAGCGCATACAGCAGATCACCAGTGACGGGGATGTTGGGGGCTAAGAATGTAATGAGTGATCCCGATCGGGTGTAGCTGATGTTCGGGATCTGATGCACGCCATTCTTGAACAATTCCAGGAAGGTCGGTGTTTGGCTCAGGGTGAATAACGGATTCCCATCGCTGCCGTTGGTCCCGTTGATAGCCCCCGAGACAATAAATGCCTGTAAGTTCACGTCACCTCCCGATCCACCTCCCGTGGCGAACATTCCTGACCATTGCCAGTTCCCACCGATCCCGAGATATTCCGCTTCGGACCGCAGCGTAGGGCATATCGTATTCAGCGTTTGCAGCCTGTCCAGCGCGTTCGCGGCGAGTTTCCGTAGATCTGGCCCAACCGTCGCCATCGTGGGGTACAGCGTGGCTGCGCGGATGGCCAGATTGCTTACGATGGCGTCGTTGTAGCCGTCTGGTAGAATCACCAGGTCCGTGATGGCCGTGAAACTGGCCCCCAATGGTGTCCAGGTATAAAGCTCTAGCTGGTAGCCTTCGGGGGGCTGAAAGGCGAGGTAAATGGTTCCCTGTCCGCTTGGTCCGTAAGTAGGGTTGTAGAAAATACACCACGGCAAGGAATTGCCAATATCCTGCATCCTGATCAGGGACCATTCATGCTCATCGAGGATCTTCAGCGGGGTTCTTAATTCGGGGCTGGTCGGGAAGATCAGGTTAGCGTCTTTGATGAACATGGGACGCACGGCGTTGAAATCCCCACCCGGCCCAATGGTGTAGATCTTTTGGGCGCTGACCAGTTCATAGGCAACGATGGACGTTGCAAATATCTTTTGTCCGTCGCAGTTCCAGGACTGCAACATTCTGTTGACTTCCGGGATGAGCTCAGCGTATTGGTCTGTTGACGGAATAATCCCAGGACGCTGCGTGATTCCAGCCATCCGCAAGGCTGGCCTGAGCAATTCCGAAAGTACGGTAGTCGTCGGCATTAAGCGGCCTGTTGCGCTTGCCCAATACCTAAGATGTCAGCGTTCTTCTGAACGATCACCGCTTTGCTGTTCTGCGCATTCGCCGCGAGTTCCGGCGTCACGCCTCCCGAGCGTGCGTATTGTGGGGCCATGGCCACCGCGAGATTAAAGTGCAAGGCCTGCTCGTATGCCGGCGGAAGGTTTACCGTGGTCGATGTGGCCGCAAACGCCGTCATCACCATGTAGTAATCGAGGCGCAGTGTACCGGGAGACGTATCGGGAACCGGAAACATCTCGATCGCCATCAGCGGATAGTTCTGGTCGCAAGTAACCAATTCCGCGAGCACCGATCGCCTCGCCGTCGCGTTCAGCGTCTTAGTGCGGAATTCATCATAGGAGATGATCTTTCCGCCGTTTGAGAAGTTCCCGGAGCTTTGACTCCAGCCCGTTACCTGAACTGGTACCGCCGCGGTGTTGAATGTCCCGCCCGCTCCAAACGTATAGCTTGAGGTTCCGGCCACTGGCGTGAAGTTGCCGTGGGTCTGATTGGGGTTTACCAACCTCTCGCTGCTCCAACTGGAGATAAGCTGGTTAATCATCCGAAAGGCATTCGCCAGCATATCGGCGGAAATGGTTTCTCCGGGCTGAATGACTGCCAGATCTATGAAGGCCTCATCGATCAGGTCTGCTACCGTGTTAGCCATTAGGCCACCTCAGATTGAACGCGGGGCGGTCTGCCACGCCGCTTGGGAGCCGGTGCCGCACTGCCATATAAGGCGGCATTGGCCTCATAGCTCTCGGTCGATTCCGTCAGGTACTGCGGCTTCTCCTCATCCACCGGCCTTTGGTTGCTCCAGCCATCAGCGAGTACTGCGGCGTGCTCTTCCGGCGACCAGATCACCCGATACGCTCCCGGTTTGTAGACTTCCAACGGATAAGCCATTTCTCTCCTGAAAACGGGGGCCAGCCGGTAAGCCAGCCCCCAACAAGGAACTACGTCGCGTCAACGCCCTGCGCGATGCCGATCAGATGACCTGTCGCCAAGCCATTCAAACCGAGCACCTGGACATAAGCGTTATCCGCCGTGACAATCTGGGCATACCCGTAAACGTAAGGGTTTTTCATGAAGACTTGCCCGTTCATGGTCGTGATGCCGATAGCGCCGGTTGGCGCTGTGGCAGAGGTGATGTTCTGACATGCCGTGAAATCGCAGTCTTTGAACTTCATCCAGCGATCGCAGCCGGTCGCGATAACGACCGCCTTGAACGTGGAAAGCGAAGTGTAAGACTCAAAATGGCACGCCTCGAAGTAATTGCGTGCGCCTGCGGTGATTTCGACTTCGCTGGTCTGCGTGGCCCGGATTACCGTGTCCAGGCCGATGTAACAGCCCTTAAACGTGTTTTCCGAACCAGAGATCAGCAACGAGCGAGAACCGGCGACATCCGCAACGCCTGTCAGATCGCCGTTACCGGAAATCTGGCAGTTAAGGATGGTGTTTCTCTGGCCCGTCACCTGAAGCGCAACCGAAGTGGTCCCGCTCGCCGGCGTTCCCTGGAAAAACTCCAATCCAGAGATCAGACAGCCGTTGGCGGATACCTTCACCATCGGATTCAGCGCCGCGGCGCTCGACAGATTCGAGATACGCGACCGTTGGCCGAGAAAGGGCCCGCTATTGACGCCGATAAGGTGCGTCAGGTCCTTGTTCCAGTCAAGCGTAGCTGCCTGGTAGTCGGTCGTTCGCGCCGCCGTATTCGATTCAGCGCAGAACAAGACCACATCGTTTTGGTTGGCCGTACAAGCCTGCAAAGCCCGCAGAAGGGTCTTGAAGGCGCTGCCCGCGCTCAGTCCATCGTAGGAATCGCTGCCCGAATTGGGCTTGACCCAGTAAATCTGGCCCTGAGTGGGGAGAATGAGCCCGAGTTGAGAGTTAAGCGCGGCCAGTAGTTGGCTGGTGACCGCGCCCTGTTGGGTGAGTGGCTGAAAGCTCATCGTCTCTCCTTAGTAGCTAGCCGAGAAAGCCGCCGCTCGAGCATTCCAGGTAAAGCAAAGCGTCTGGTTGGCGTCGGCGGTAGAGGCTTCAGCGATGTTGTTCCCGGCGACGGTCGTAAACGCCGCAGTCGGCTGGACACAAAAGCCCTGCCCATTCCACCCTGTGCT